AAATTCCCCAGCCCTTTAGTATCCCGCATCGCCTCACGCATCCGATCGATATCAGTACTGCTCTGCGCCGCATCAGTCATATACAGGATGTAACCGGCGTGCGCACCGTTCTGGTAATACTTGCGGCGGAACAGTGTCGCCGCCTCATTCAGCCAGGCGGAGTTAAGCGCGCTGAGGTATTCCGGCAGGCCGTACAGCTCCTGGTTGATATCGGGTTCGACCAGATGAAACACGCTACCCGGCTCAAAGCGATGCGCCTCTTTCCAGTTCTGCACAAACCAGTAAACGCCCTCCTCCACGCCGCGACGGGTATATTTCGCCGGTACACATTCCAGCCGCATCGGTTCGCCTAACGCATTTTTTCGCAACTCCAGAAACGCATTACCAAACACCAGATAATCGAGTGCAAACTTGCTGAACTCCTGCTGACTCAGCATTGGATGCGGGATAAAGGTTGAGGCCAGAATATTGCGCTTCACGTAAATAGGTGAGCTGTGATGCACCGCCGAGCGCAGGCTGCGCGCCAGCCCGTCAAGGCTAACCGGTGGCTCATACCAGCGGCCATTGTGGATGCACTCGGCGTAATCCAGAATTTCCCGCTTATCGAGTACCGGCGTGGCGTCGCCAAAGCTGAACGCCTGCGCGGCTGCCGCTGGCTGCTGTACCGGCTCGTTTTTGGTGGCGAATGCCTTGCGGCCTCTGCGCTTGCTCATCAGTAAAACTCCACAAAGTTAGGACTCATTCCACCATTAGCGGCGGTCAGCGGTTCGTTAAGTAAGGCGTGCATGATTGCCCAGGCGACGTCGGCGTGGCTGGCGTCCTCGCTGCGGCTGGCTTCGTAGGTGGACCGGTTACCGCTGGCGGTCATGGTTTTGCGGATCGCCATAAACGACTGCGTGATATCGGTGTGGCCTGCGTCATATTCGAAGCGGCCGCTGCCGATGGTGTCTTTGGCCTTCAGCACCATCGCGGTTTTGATTTCCGGGGTGTAGCGGATTTCGCGCGCCGCCGGGAAGAACTGCCGCACCAGTTGGAAAACGCCCTGGCCGATGCCGGTGGCGTCCACGCCGATATATTCGGTGTGATATTTCTCGGTCAGCTCTTTAATCGACTGCGCCTGCGCGGCAAAGTCCATGCCGCGCCACTGGTGGCGCTCCAGCACACGGAACTTGCCACCGGCCACCACCGGCGGTGCAAGCACCGCACAACCGGCGCTGTCGCCGGTGTGTGACGGGTCATAACCGATCCACACCGGGCGATAGTCGAATGGCCGCAGCGCATAGGGGTTGAAGTCTTCCCACTCTTCCAGGCTGTCGATCATGCAGGTCTGCAATTCGGCGAATGGGAATACGCTGGCCTCGTCGTCGACAAACTCACACATCAGCAGGTTCTGGTATTCCGACGGGCTGTATTCAAGCGCCAGCTGGTCGATATCAAACAGGTTACAGCCGCCGGTCAGCGCGTCCTCGACGGTGACAATCTGCCGCCACTGACCATCACCACACAGCGCACCGGCGGAAAGATGGCTGTGACTTAAATCCAGCTCGATGCGGTCATTTTTATTGCGGCGACCGCGGTTAAACAGTTCGCCCGACCAGAACGGGTACGCGCTGTGCGACAGGCTCGACGGCGTGGAAAAGTAGGTGGTACGCCATTTCTTATGCAGCGACATGCCGCTGGCGACTTTGCGCAGCTCCTGAAATTTCGGTATCCAGAAATATTCATCCAGATACAGGTTGCCGGTGTAGCTCTGCGCGGTGCGGACGTTGGTGCCGAGGAAAATCAGGCGCGCGCCGTTCGGCAGCACAATCGGGTCGCCCTTCAGGTCAACATCCACCTGGCGGGCAAAGTCGATAATGTAGTTTTTAAACACATGCGCCTGCGCCTTACTGGCTGACAGGAATATCTGATTGCGCCCGGTGGTCAGCGCATCAATCAGCGCTTCGCGGGCAAAATAGAAGGTGGCACCAATCTGGCGCGACTTCAGGATATTGCGGATGCGGTGCGTCAGCCCGGCCTTATGCCACCCGAGCTGGTAATCAAAGCAGTTATCCATAAACAGGCCGGTCAGCTTTTCCTTCGCCTCATCGCTGAAGACGTTTTTAATCACCGGCGCGCGTTCGCCCTTATTGCGATTGCGCACGTTGGGATTCAGATCGGCCTCATTACCGCTGTCCTTATAGCGGTTCACGCGGGCGATGCGCTCAATCTGGCGGCCTAACAGGTCGATTTCCTTGTAATCCCCGCCGCTTTTCACCTCTTTGGTAATCAGCTGGATTAACCGCGCTTCCATGCTGAATTCCACGCGACTGATGGGCGCAACGCTGTCCCACGCGTCGCGCAGCTTCCAGCTCTGCACGGTCGGCGTTTTGATGCTGAGCGAGTCCGCAATCTGGCGCACTGACCAGCCCTGCCAGTAAAGCAGTGCCGCCTGTCGCCGTGGGTCGCTGATGAGGGTGGTCGGTGTCGTATTCATGGCGATAAGGCTACCGGTGCCGCCGACACCGCGCCTGCACTGCGTGTTGTGCAGGGATTCACCGAACCGGGATGCGTTGAGGGGAGTGGTAAAGGTGGGGAAACTGACCCCGAACCGAATCAACCCGCAAACGGAAACGATCACGCATGCCTAAATTATCGAAGTTTTTCCGCGTTGCCGTCGCCGGTGATACCTGTGATGGCCGCAATATCAGCGACGCCGATATTCAGCAGATGGCTGACTCCTTTGACCCGCGCGTCTATGGCTGCCGCGTCAACCTTGAACACTTTCGCGGCCTGTTCCCTGATGGCGATTTCCGCCGCCTCGGCGACGTCACCGCGCTGAAGGCGGAAAAGATTGATGATGACTCCGCGCTTAACGGCAAGCTGGCGCTGTTTGCGCAAATCAGCCCGACCGATGACCTGATCGCCATGACCGGCAAAAAGCAAAAAATCTACACCTCGGTGGAAATCGGCACCAACTTCGCCAACACCGGCAAAGCCTATCTGGTCGGCCTCGCCGTCACCGATGACCCGGCCAGCCTCGGTACGGAAATGCTGGCCTTCAGCGCTACCGCTGAACACAGCCCGCTGGCTAACCGCAAGAAATCCCCGGAAAACCTGTTCTCTGTCGCCACCGAGGCCGAACTGAGCTTTGACGAGGTGGCCGAACCGGCACCGTCGGTGCTGGCGCGTGTGAAGGAAATGTTTTCCGTGAAAAAGAAAACTGATGACGACCGTTTCAGCGACGTCAACGCCGCTGTCACCGTGGTGGCTGAACAGGTACAGGCCAACTTTGACACCACCGCGCAGAAGTTCGACGCACTGAATGACCGCCTTGCCTCGCTGGAACATGAAGCCGGTAACGACCGCAGCACTGTACAGACACTGACGCAGAAGCTGGAAAAGACCGACGGCAGTTTCAGCCGCCGTCCGCTGGCTAACGGCGGTGACGAAAAAGCCGGTGTGCAGACCGACTGCTGACTGGCCTGCGCCTGAGCAACAGAAAAACCAAAACGAAAACTGATAACAGGACTACCCATGCGCCCGACTACCCGTTTTAAATTTAACGCCTTCCTGACCCGCGTCGCCGAGCTGAACAACGTCGATGCCGGTGATATGAACAAGAAATTCACCGTTGAGCCGTCGGTCAGCCAGACGCTGATGACCCGCGTGCAGGAGTCCTCTGACTTTCTGACCCGCATTAATATCGTGCCGGTTGCTGAAATGAAGGGTGAAAAAATCGGCGTCGGCGTGACCGGCTCGATTGCCAGCACCACCGATACCGCCGGTGGCGACGAGCGTGAAACCGCCGACTTTGCCGCGCTGGATGTGGAAGGCTATGAGTGCGGCCAGATTAACTACGATTTCCATATTCGCTACAACACCCTCGACCTGTGGGCGCGCTATGAAGATTTTCAGGCGCGTTTGCGTGACGCCATCATTAAGCGGCAGGCGCTGGATCGCATTATGGTCGGCTTTAACGGTACATCCCGTGCGAAAACCTCCAACCGCATCGCCAATCCGCTGTTGCAGGATGTGGCCGTCGGCTGGCTGGAG